GATTCAGTCCTGTCATCAGGCTTCCAATATTTCCTGTTATTCCTGTAATTAATTTTTGTATTAATTCTACTCCTATGTTTAATATTTCTGGTAATAGTGTATCTGCTAATCCTAATACCAATTCTATAATTCCATCTAAGGCTATACTTATTCTTGGAACTATGTTTTCTGCCATTATCAATATGCTATCAACGAAATTTGTTATTAAACTATCGAAGTCAGCATTGTCATCAGCTATCCCTGTAATCAAATTTGACCATGAAGCCTTCATAGCATTCACGGATCCACTGATTGTTTGTGTTGCTTCTTTTGCTGTGGTTCCCATAGCCTCTGTAGCTTCTTCTAATGTCATTTCTCCTGATGCTACTTTCTCCATTGCTTCTTCATATGATAATCCTGATATTTTCATTTCAGTTTGTATGACATGTATTGCTTCATATACATCACTTAAGTTACTTATATCGTACTTTACTCCACTAATCTTTTGGGCATCTGCTAGAAGTCTTTCCATTTCGGTCTTCGAGCCACCGTATCCCAATTTTAGATTATCTAAAAGTCCATACTGTTGTTTCGCAAATCCAGCATATGCAGTCTTTAGGGTTTCTATATCTGTACCCATCTTGTTAGCATTATCTGACATGTCTGTTATTGCCATGTTAGCATACTCGGCTGATGCAAATGTATCTCCACCTAAGCTTTTAATCAAACTTGCACTAAATGAAGTTACTGTTTCCATATATTCATTTGCACTCATACCTGCAGTTTTAAATGCTTGACTTGCATACCAACCAACATTATTTTCAGCTGACATTAATCTTTTGAATTCTGCATCTACTTCTTCTACACTCTTTCCCATCATTTGTGCATATTCTTCTACACTATCTGCTGATGTTCCGAATAGTGTTTCTACACCACCAATTAATTGCTCATAATCAGCATAGCTTTGGATTGCTTGTTTTCCTAAATCAACAATGCCTCTAGCTATTGAACCCATGGCACTTGCTAACCCTTTTACTCCTGCAATTATTGCTTCACTTGTTAGGTTAGCTTTTATTAAATCTCCAAGTTTCAAAGTTTGTGTTCCAGCTTCTTTTTCTGATTGTGTAAATTCATCAATTTCCTTTGTGGCTTTCGACATTCTGGTTTCATTTTCTTTGATATTATCACTTAGATTTTTAATTTCATTTTTAAGTGTTTTAGCTTCTGTTGAATTCTTCCCCTGTTCTAAAACTACTGATGCATATTTATCTCTTAATGTTATTAATTGATTCTTCTGGTCTTCTATTGCATCATTCATCTTTTGATAAGAACTTCTATTATCTTCTAATCCACTTTCATTATTTTTTAATTCTGTAGTTAAATTATTAACTTCTGCCTGAGCTAGATTTAATTCTTTCTGATACTTATTTATTGTTATCTTATTTTTCTCATATTGAGATTCTGCTTTGGCTAATTCTGTTGATAATTCACTTACTATTTTTTCTTGAGCCTTTATCTCTTCAGAAGTTGAGGATGTGTTATTTTTTAATTCTTCTAGCTTCTTATTTTCTTTTTCTAGGCTTAACATCATATCCATCATTGCTACTGCATTTTTGTCCTGTTGTTTATTAAAGTCTTCTAATGCAGTTTTATATGTAGATATTTTTTTATTTCCTTCTTCTATCTCTTTATTAAGGACATTATTCCGAGAAGTTATGGCTTGAACTGATTTATCATTCTTATCAAATTGACTTGATACGACTTTCATTTCACTAGCCATAACTGTCAGATTACTTGTAATTGTTTTTAGAGCTTTTGTGTATTCACTTTCTCCTGTTAATTTAACAGTGCCTCCAAATGATCCAGCCATATACATCCCTCCTTCTTATAACCATTCCTCTTCTTCCATTGTCATTTCCTCTAATTTCTGATAGCTGATTTTTCTTAATTTGAAATCATAAAATCTTTGGTAATGATAATAGAGATTTCTAAATTTTCTATATGTAAGTCTACCTACTTCTTTAGCTGATAGACCTAGCAGATTTATTCCTGTAAATAAAATCCACGAGAAATCGATTGGTTCATCTTCCTCGTGGACTATATGTTTTTTGGGTGATCATCTTTAACACTCTCTGTAATTGCCTTATTCAGCTTCTTAGCTGTTTCTTGCACTCCAACTCGTGTTATTAGCCTACCCACTTGTTTTTGTGTCAACAACGGCTTATTTATGCCCTTTTCATCGTTATCTATTTCTATGGCTTCATTTATCATTTCTGTAAAGCCAAATATTAGGGCTTTAGCATTCGGTTCTTTGCCACCTTTATTATCAGTCAGTTTTCCCCACTTTTGTACTGTGCCATATTGCTTCTGTATGGCTTCCATTACATTCAAGTTAAATACTAATGCATATTTTTCATTTTCTATTTCAAATTCAAATTTATAGTCTTTCATATTTCCTCCTAAATATTAAAGGTGGACATTTATCCACCTTATGCTTTCTTTGTAAATAATCCTTCTAAATACTCAACAGCTTCATTGAATGTTGCAAATGTTTGAGTCTTAGACCATGTACCATCTTCTAATTTTAAGACTGTACCTTCTAAAGTAGTTGTAGTGAATTCTACACTTTCTCCTTTAGTTTTTTCATCTGGTAGAGCATCTTTAAATTTTACTTTACTTAAAAACTCTACTTTGTATTTGTATACTCCATTTACTACTTTTGTGATTATTCTTCCAAACCCTACATATGGAGCTTTATCTGTATCTTTACGAACTATTTCTCCTGCTTCTGATATTTCATGACCTGTTAAGTCTGAATAAGTTTGGTCATCATCCTCATCAACTGTAATATTTACTGTTCCTTTTTTGAATGTATAATCACTTTCTGCTAATGCATCATCAGCATATAATTCTGCTGAATTCAAATCTAATGAAACCTTACAGTCAACAGCTTTTCCTGGTGTTTTAACCTCAGCATATGTTTCTGTTTCTTCATCTAAGATTCCATATCTAAAATTTCTTAACCCTATTCTTGCCATTTATATTTCCATCCTTTCTTTTGCAAATTCTAAAGTTTTATGATATAGCCCTGTATCGTTTTCATACATGTCTGGGCTACTACCTGTTCTTATGAAGTTATTTTCCTTCATCACTTCTTTTATTCTTTTTTCTATTGCTAAATAATTCCCATTACTAAATATATCTATATCAATGTAAGCTACACTTCCCACTTCTTGGTCTTCTGCAAACAATGCAGGATCATCATCTGTAAAAGCATAAGTAATATATGTTTTACTTTTTCCGGTGTATGTTATAAACTCTGCCGGTATCTTTTTACCTTCTACTATAAAATTATCGAAGATAGATTTTATTAATTCATAGTCATTCATTTAATATATTTCTCCTGAGCTTTTTTCATAGCATTTGTTATTGCTGATTCCTGTCTGAATGCTTTTCTGAAGAATGGTTTCTTCTTTTCTCCTCGGCTAGTACCATACTCTCTGGCTAGTGCCTTTAATGGAATTGGTATTCCATCTTCATCGTATCCATAAAATCCAACTTTCGTATTTATTCCATCATCACTTGGTGTCCTATATGATTTTGTAATCTTAAGTCCTTTTTCTAATGACTCTGTACTTTTAAAGCTAGACTTCATGTTTGACTTAACTTGTTTATACACAACCTCAGCTCCTGCTCTGGTCATATCACTTAGCATTTCTTCAGTATTGGCTTCTAATTCCTGGAATGATTTTATTAGCTCATTAGGAAGTTCAACATTAAATCCTGCCACTATTTTGTTACTTCTTTTGCCTGGATTTCTAATTCGATATTTTCTTCATCAATGTTATTCAAGTATTCTATGGTATATCTTTTATTGTTAAATGCAATTATCATATCCCTGGTTATTTCTGTCTTTGGATAACGAATTGTGAAGTTAGTATAGGCTTTTTCAAAATCACTATTACTTGCTATCAAAGTAAATCCTTTAGTTGTTTTTACTTTAGCCCAAGTAGTTAGGACGAGAGTGTCTTCTGGATTCTTAAATCCTGCACTATCATCCTTTATAGCTACTTTGTATATTGATATTTTTTTACTATAATCTCCTGGGTTTAACATATGTTATTTCTGGAGTGCATTCCAAGTATGGTTTCTACAACTTTATTTAGATTATTTTTATCTACATATAAAGTTCTGTTATCATACATGTCCTGACATAAAATAAAAACGACAATTAAAAAATCATCGTATTCATCTAAATCCTTTACTCCTGTATTTTCTGTTATAAATTTTTTAGCAATAGTTATTAAAGCAGTAAGCAATTTCTTATCTGCTTCATCTACTTCTTGTAGTCTGATATAGTTAGCTATATCGTTTTCTGTTATTGTACTTACTTTCATTAGTTTCCTCCTTCTTCTGAGGTCTTGCCTGAACAACTAATGACCTTATTTATCTTTTTGATTATCATCTGGATCTGTTGGTGCTTCTGGATCCTTTTCAGTTTCTTTTGTAGCTTCTGCTAATTGAGTTTTTAACTCTTCGATTTCTGTTTGTAGTTTTTCCAATTCTTTCTTTAGAGATTCATTCTCTTTTTTTAATTCTGCTTGATTTTTATTTTTTTCAGTATATTCTTCTATGTAACCAGCTTTTAAAAGGTCACTGATTATTGCCTTATCTTTTAATTCAATAACATGACCTTTTGAGCCAGATACTTTTCCACTAAAACTTTTTAATACTGTAAACATTATTCAGCAGTTCCTGGGCAAACTAATTTAGAAATCTTTTGAGCATCTTCAACTTTAGCATCGAATTCCATCCATGCTACTACACCAATAGCATGTTGGTCAGCATATTTTTCTCTTAGAACTTCCATTTCAACTTCTTCTGTGAACTTAGTAGCTAATCCTGATAAATCTCCATAGAAGATAGCTGTATTTCCTGCTCCGATATCTTTCATGTTATCTGTTTCATAAACAGGTTTTCCTAACAATGTATATCCGAAGTCACTTGTAATATCATCTTGAAGTAAGTATCTATCGTTAGCATCTTTCAATAATGAAATTGCTGTTAATGTTTCTGGTGACATTAACCATACAGCATTCTTTTGGAATTTTTGTTTTACCTTTCTTTTTGTTTTGATGATTTCATCTGCTGTAATAGCATTTGCACTTTCAGCTGTAACTACTAATTTTACTCCTTTATCTAATCCTGTTACTTTTCCTTCTGTACCATTTAATAATTCGTTTTCCACGAATAATGCAATTGATTCAGACATAATATTGATAACTTCATTTACGATATTGAAATCACTATTATTTACTAATGATTTTGAAATCTTAGCTAATGCTCCTGCTAAGTGACCTGTTAATTCAATGCTAGTGAATTTTCCTACATTACTTTCTAATGATTTAAATTCTGTAGCATATGCCATATTTACTTTTGCATCTGATGTTTCAGAATAATATGGAATTTCTAATTTTCCTTTGATGTTATATTTTGTTGATTTTTCTAAAATTGGACAAATGTCATAAACTTGTTTAATAATTTTTTTAGCAATAGTTACTGGAATTACTGCTCCATTATCTCCCTTTGTTAAATTAACATCTGCTCTTTCTTCTAATACAACACCTCTAATATAACTTTCAAATGCTTTTTCTTCTTGTAAAGCTCTTTGTTCATTTTCTTTCATTTCATCTTCCTCCTTCTTTTCTTCTTCTTTTTGTTCTGGTGCTGGTTCTTCAGTTAACTCTCTTCCTTTTGTAATGGCTGAGATTGTTTCATTGATTAAACCAATTTCACTTTCTAATTTTTTAAATAATTCATTCTCATCTTCTGTGAATGCTCTTTCTTCTGCCTTTACTGTATTTAGTAAAGTTTCCATTTCAGTTTGCTTTTCAGCTCTTTGTTCAGTTAATGCTTTAAGATTCATTTTTTATTTCTCCTCTCTTATCTTTCTTAATCTTTCTTCATAATCTGAATAATCTATTTCGACAACTTCCTTATCGGCATGTTGTTCAGGCTCCTCTTTGGTTTCCTGTCTTACATCTATCGTTTGAGATTCTTCTCCACGATATTCAATAAGTTTTACTTGGTCATCTCTCATTTCAATGCTAGTTCCGATGTATGCCGGATATTTCCTATCATCAATAATTGAGACTTCTAGAAGATCCAAATCTCTGACGATTCTTTCTTCTATTCCATCATCATTGACTTTTCTATCTTCTTTGTTACATAAAAAGCCAAATGACCAACCTCTTAATTTGTTGTCTTTGGCTTTCTGGATTACTTCTGGATCCTCGACTTCTACAATGGCTCTTAGTCCAATGTTGTCTTCATATAATTTAGCTTTACCACTTTTGGTATCAGCTAACTCTCTATCTCTTTCGTGATTTAATAAAACCAAGACATTTTCTGCTTTTTCTAAAGCTCTTTGAAATACTCCTGATCTAATTCTTTCTACGAATTGTCCTCTGGTATCACATAGGACTTTGGATGTTCTTTCTACTGCATTGACATAGCCATCTATTACGATTTTTCCATTCCTAACTTCCACCTTCATCTGTACCACCTCCTTCTCCGGTGCTATGCATATCTACGATTGAATTTGTATTAGGTGTATAGTATTGTCCTGTTGTAGTGTCGAATACTACATTTCCAAGATTTAAAGTTATGACATCAAGCCCTTCGATGCTGTCATAGTCCTCTAGGTATCTAATTTCATTTTTAGATATCCATCCTGTTTCTGATGCTATCTTGTAAGCTTCATATCTTTCTTTAATGTTTCCTCTACTTATCTCCCTGGTATCAAATTCAAAATAAAAAGACTCCTTCTCTTTTTCGAGTAGTAAGTCTTTGTTCAAAGCTATTTTGATTGCTGTTAGTATCGGCATAATAGCTTCCTTCATAAATTCATCAAAGTTTTCTTTGTTATGGAATATGTGGTCTATTTCTTCTTGTAGTGTCTTCTTTCTTTCATTTAATTGAAGTTCTACTGTGGTACTGGAACCTTCTTTAAAATCCATACCTTCATTCAAGACAATTGCATTTTCACTTTTGTTTGAATATAAATTAGACCATGCTTGTTTTAATAATGCTATTTCTTTTTCTCCTAACTTTCTTTGTGAAGTTATAAATCCTTTTTTTGCTCCACCTGTTTTTACCAAGCCAAGCTCGTACATTAATGTCTGGTAGGCATTTTCTATTGCAGTTGATACTTCTCCTATTACACTTTTTCCTGAGCCACCATTCTTGGTGCTTCTTAGTATTGTAATGAAGTTAAATGTTTCATATGTTTTGCCATTTACCATGTATGTTATATCTTTAAAAATTGGATCTGTATTTGTATTGATTGAGACATGTGATGCTTCTACATATCTCAGGCTTTTAAATTTATTCTTTGGTTTTTCTATAAATAAATATCCACCTTTATCTAACAAATAATCTTGTACCCATGCTTTTCTTAATTGAAATGCATCTAATGTATCTCCAGGATCTACATTCAGTAATTTGATTCTCGGATCATCTTTTACTTCTTCTACTTTTGTTTTTCCTGTTTTCTCATCCTGCACTTCACGATACAACCTTATTGGTATCATTGCTACGGTATTACATATTCTATCTACTGCACTTGCTACTGCCGGTAATGACATAGCTTTGTCTTTATCAATTGTTTCTCCTCGTAGAATAGCTTTTAGTAATACATCACTTGCAGATTCTTCTGTTTGTGGTGCTGGTGTTTCTTCTTCAGCTCTTCTTCTGAATAAATCTCTTATTCTCATTTTTCCACCTCCTTTACTCAATTACCTGTACAAAGAAGTCATCATTTTCTAGGAATACATCTTGTTGTAGAAGGTGTACTGCATTTATTAATGCTACTACCATATCTACTTTTCCCTGGCTTCTTTTCTTTGTTATGTACCTATTCATGTTAGTGTCATAGGTGCATCGTGCATTTTCGAAGTTGATTTCTAATAATTTATTTTCTTCATATCGGAACTTACGATCCAATATTTTTTCATATAATAATTTCGTTGGACTATGTAATGTGTCACTATGTTGTCTTACAACTATTGTGTTATACTTCTTATCCCATTTTTGAGCTGATGATAAAGCATTGTATCGGTCATATCCTATTGCCATTATTGTTACTTTATATTTCTCTTCTATCTGGAATACGAAGTCTTCTATAATTCCATAGTCAACGGTTTTATTTCCACAGGCTATACACTTCATTGTTTTAATGAAATCATAGTAGTTAATTCTTTCAAACTTATTTTTTTCTTCTATTCTTCCTTCTGGAATAAATGCAAATACATCTGCAAGTATTTCATTATCATCTTCTGATACCATTGCTACAGCACAGTTATCATTGGTCATGGCTAAGTCTACTCCTATGTATACTTTTCTTCCTGTCCAATTGATTTTTGCCACCTTACAGCTCATTACTTCATTAACATCAATGTAGCTTTCTGTTCCCATTCCCTGGTATATGATATTGCAGTGTTTAGTCAGGAAGTTTTCTCTTACTGATTCTACTGCTATTGCCTTAGCTCTTTTCTTTACTAAGTCTTCCCAGATTTCTGGTATTTCTAAAGCTACAGGATTTGATTGTTTCAATACTGTGTCATCTACTGTCCAATTATTTATTGTTTCTTCATCTGGTTCATATAAAAGTGCAAATATAGTTTCATCTGGTTCTATTCCATCTAAGACTCTTTTGGCATATGACACTTCATCTTCAAATGGATTATTGATTGTAGGATATTTAGTCGATATTATACAACCCAATTTATTTAGGATATTCAATTGTCCTGACCTCATGGATTCTATTGCATATGGATTTGGTAATGCTCCTACCTCATCTGCTAAGAATACATTTGGTAATTTTCCATCCATACGACTTGATGAATAGTTCAATGGATAATATCTGCTTTCTGTTAAATTGAATTGTATGTAATCTCTTAGTATCTTAAATCTTTTACTTTCTTTGTGTAGATAAATAAGTGGACTTGATTTTAATGTTTCTTCTATTGCCGTTTTAACTTCACGAGATAACGATCCATCTGGAGCTACTGAATAAAACTTTGAATACTTTGGTTCCAATAAAAAAAGCAAGATAAATATCGTTGCTATTGTATATGTTTTAAAGTTCTTTCTGGCTATCTCAAGTATAGCTGTTTCGTATCTTCTTTTCTCTGGATTGCTTCTATAAACAACACATAGAATTGATATGTAGAATACCCATTGGTATCCACATGAGCATTGGTATATTGTCTGTCCTGCCTTTAAACCTTTAGGCATTATTAACAGCTTCAGGATTGATTCTATCTGCTTTACTTTTTTCTCATTGATTTTATATTTTGGGTTCTTATTATCTGCTATCTCCAGAAAGCTCTCACATTGTTTTATTACATACTTTGGTGCTGTTACTTTTCCGGATACGACATCCGATGCATATTGGTATGCTTTATTTTTCAATTGAGCCACCTGCTATTATTTGTAGCAGTGGATCATCCTCTTCTGTAACATCATCTTTTCTTAGTGAGATGATTATTTTCATCAATGTACTTACTGTTTTATTTGCACTGTCTGTGGTTCTGTTATAGTCAGATATTGCTGGATGTGAATACACATTCTTTCTGCCTTTAACATATTCTTTTGTGACTAATGTGCCATCCTCTTTTATTGTCTTCTCCAGGTCATTCAATATTTGCAATTGCACCTGGTATCTTTTAAAAGTTGTAAGGAAGAAGAAGTTTTGTTCTACTCCATGCTGTTCTGCTATTCTTAGGATTTCCTGTGCCTGTTCATTTAAGGACATTTTATTCATGAGTTATTCCTCTAAAATAATCCCCACTCAGCAAACTTTTCAAATCCACCAATTTTTTCAATATACTCTCTGGCTTCTTCTACTATTTCACTATATGGTTTTCCATCTATAATTTCATCTCCAATTGCACAGCTGAATTGTACAGGTTTCTTTAGTTCTTGAGCTTTTCTAAAGGCATAGATATTTACTGACACATCTGCTTTTGATAAGTCTTTTCCATGTAATCCTCCTCCGGTTACACTTTGTGCCATATCAGATCCTAGCTTTCTATTAGTTGCTCCTGTATCTACATTTATTCCTCCTGTCCAATATCCCAATGGATTTACTATTGCATTCGGATAATCCTCGTAGATATCATTTTCTTCTGTATTACTTTGACATATTATTAATCTATCTCCATCTAATATGTATTTTCCATCGAATGGATTCTTAGCATATATGTCTTTTGCATAGCTTGATAATTTTATTTCTTCTTCTGTTAATGGTACACCTTTAAATATTCCATTATCTCCACATCTAACTTTTCCTGATTGATTTTTAGCTAGATGTTCATCTTGTTTTTCTACTACTAAGTCTAATGCTACATTTCCGGCTATTCTTTTTACTGCCTTTTCTACTTCATCTGCTGTGAAGCTTTCTGATGATTCTATAATCACATGACATACTCCATGTCCTATTAAAACTTCTACAGCTACTTTTGGATTATTATTTTTTCTGTATGCTATATCTACTATAGCTCCTGCTATCCTATCTGCTATTTTATCCGGATGAGCTGGATTTACTTTTTCTATCATTCTGTTTCCTCCTCTAATTCTTTTTCTGTTACTACACCTTCAATTATCTTTACTGCTGTTTCTCCTGTTAAGGTTTCCCAACGGTCAATTATTACATCTACATATTTAGGATCTAATTCTATGGTGTAACAATTTCTTCCTAAATGTTCACAGCTTATTAATGTTGAACCTGAACCACCAAAAAAGTCGATTACATTTTCTCCCTGTCTACTACTATTCTTTACTAATCTGCTGATTAGTTTAATTGGTTTCATAGTTGGATGTACATCATTCTTTTGTGGCTTATCTTCATGTATTACTGTTGTAGGTAATTTGTCAGCCAAGATTTCTTCTACTAATTCTTTTAATTCATCTTTGGTATATTTATCCAAATCTGCTTTATCTTCGAATACTGTAGTTTGTGTTCTGTCATTTATAAAATAATGACCGGCTCCTTCCTTCCACCCATATAGACATGGTTCATGCTTCCATTGATAATCTTGTCTTCCAAGTACCAATGCATTTTTTACCCATATTAGATTTTGTTTTACCTGTCCTCCGGCATCTCTTAATGCTTTTCTAAAATTATATCCTTCTGTATCTGCATGGAATATATAATATGCTCCACCTTCTTTTAATACTCTTAGCATTTGTTCATAAAAAGCATTCAAGAATAAGTAGAATGATTCATCATCCATATTGTCATTAAGGATTTTATTCCCATTTTCTCTTTCTTTTCCATATCCGGTTTCATTGATTGAGCCATAGTTAACATTGTATGGTGGATCTGTTACACATAAATCCATTACTGCTCCATCTACTAACTTATCAATATCTTCCTGGCTTGTACTATCTCCACACATTAATCTGTGTCTTCCTAGCTGATAAACATCTCCTGGTTTAGCTTTAGGTATTTCCGGTAATGATGCTTCTACATCATAATCATCTTCCTGGAATTCTATATCTTCCTGTGTAAAATCAAAATCATTGATATCAAATCCTGCTAATGAAACATCAAAATCTAATTTGTCGAGTGCTAGGATTTCTTGTCTTAGTATTTCATCATCCCACCCTGCATCTAATGCTAACTTATTGTCAGCTAGTATGTAGGCTCTTTTTTGTGTTTCTGTTAAATCTTCAATAAATAAACATGGAACTTCTTCCATTCCTAATAATTGCCCTGCTAATACTCTTCCATGTCCTGCTATGATTCCATAGTCACTGTCTATCAGTACCGGATTAATAAAGCCGAACTCTTTTATTGAGTTAGCTATCTTCTCAACCTGTTCCTGGCTGTGAGTTCTGGCATTGTTTTCATATGGCTTCAGGGCTGATATTTTTACATTCTCATATCTCCTCATCTTATCCTTCCTTTCCAAAAAACTCATGTAAAAATTAAAATTGTGTGAATGTAGGTGGGCTGTGGGTGGATAAAAAATAAAAAGAATTGCTTTAATTATGCCTGGGGGGTTCTATATTTCCTGGCTACTATCTCTTGCAATTCTTCTCTACTAATCTTATTGTCTTCTGCCATCTTATGATGCATATTGCATAATGTGATTAGATTTTCACTATCTAGCTTTTTATCACTGTCTTCTTCTATTGGTATGATATGATGTACTTCTAATTGGTTATAGTTATATCTGTAGAATGTATCATACTTACCCTCTAGACATATCTGGCACAGATGCTTATCTCTGGCTCTTATCTGATTTCTTTTTTCCTTCCACTCATATGTATCCCTGAACTTATTAGCTGTTGTTCTAGGCTTCTTTTTGTTCCTATAACAGGTCTTATTGATGTCATGGATCCTTCCACATACTGAACATGTCTTCATCATATTCTTCACACCCTTTGTTGCATAAAAAAAGATTACCCTTTTGGATAATCCTCTTATGATATCATTATAGCAGATACCTAACTGCAAAATACTGCAAAGTTTAATCTAACAAATAATAATAGATAATTTATTTTTTAAATCGCTTTATTCTTCTGTATAAAAAGTAACAGCCACCAATCCATGGTATTAACGAAAAAGCTAATGCTGTATAATTTTTATTTATAATATTTGCATAATCCCAATAAATAAGAAAGCCAAAAAAATATATAAAGAAAGCAATCACATTTATTATTGCAAATATCTTAGCTAATTTTTTCTTTTTAAACATTACACATATATTTCTTATAAAAAAACTTATTGCAAAAAGTAAAAATGGTATAACTATGATTCTTGTTAATAAATCTTTTGTTGTGATCAGAACATAACTTAAAAGAATTGATACTATTATTGCTGTTATAGTTTTCTTTATATTATTTAAATTCACATTACCACTCCTCATATATTTTTATCAATATTAATCTACAACAATTTTCACTCCATAATATGCATTACCTTGAGAATATTTTGCAACGATTTCTAATACATATTCTCCTTTTTGCATACTTCCCAACATTATTGTATTATTATCAAATGAAATCTTCTTGATTTTTTCTGTTTTATTCATATCATAAATATTAGCATTTATAATTGTTGCATTTTCTGAATCTATTTTTATATTTGAGTTGTTATATTTTAATGTGTTTACATCATTATATTTAATTTGACTTGGGTGTAAAGAATCTGCTGTAATAATTTCTTCTTTTCCATCTTTAATTATTTTCCAACTATGAGTTCCAAGTAATGCTTTAGCTTTTGTTGTTTCTCCATCTAAATATACAAATAATTCTGGTGGTGTTTCTTGATACATTTGGAACTTTTCCTCTTTAATATAACTAATATTAAACTTATCTAAAATTTGTATATCTATATGATTATTTTTTAATGCTTCACTTATTAATTCTTTAGTACCATCATCATATTTTACTATCATATATTTATTTTTTATACAACTCCAAAAATAATCATATTTTTCATCTTCATAAAATTTCTCTAAAGCATCATCACAAGCAAAATCTTTTTTATTCTTAGTTTCATCAACTAATGTATAATTTCCACCTTCATAATTACATGAATAACTAAATCCTTTTATGACTGTGTCATGTTTCCCATTTCCACAATGATGTGTATCTACTAAAATTCCAACCTTTTTCATATTTCTGGTTTGAATTCCTATGATTGGATTATTATCAAATACTAATGCTTGAATTGAATCCAATAAAATTATTCCAACAATTACACCAAGAACAATTAAAATTCTTTTTAAAATCTTTTTCATTTTTTCTCCTATCATATGATTACTTTAAACCCTCTTTATAATCAGCAACCATTTTTAAAAACTTATCCAAATCTTCATCGGATATTTCTGATTGTTTTCTTCCTTTTTGAATTTCTTTACAACTTTCTTTTATGTAATAAACATCTTTTCCTATTGTTATTTTGTGAGTATTGATACCATAACATAATTCCCTATTGTATTTTGAATCTTTTAATAAATTAACTACAAATTCAATATCTCTAGTTCTTGTAATTTGTACTTTTTCTCCATCCATTAATAATTCAACATCGATGCTTTCTTGATTTGACAATTTATAATTCATAAACCAACTGCCATATTTAACACCTAAACTATTTTTATATGGTTCTTTTGGACTTACTGCTGGATATCTTACAACTTTATATCCTAATCCCCAATAAGTAATTTTATTTCCTCCATCTGTAGTTATTTTTATTACAAATTTTGGTTCAACTCCATTTCTTACTCTCGCACTATCTGCATAACTTGTAACTAATCCTGTTACTACTAAAATTGTTAATATAATCCCTGTAACAATTAAATTTTTATTTTTCATATTTTCTCCTTTATTTTATATGGGTTTCTTTTATATAATCAATATTAAATCTATCCAAATCACTAATTTTTATTGTTCCATATTTTAAAGCATCACTAATCGTTTCTTCAAAACCACTTTCATATTTAACTATCATATAATCATTTTTTATACAACTCCATGAATATTTATACATATCATCCTCATAAAATTTTTCTAATGCAGAATCACAAGCAAAGTCTTTGATTTCTTTTGTTGTATCTTTAATGCTTACAACTTCACCCACATCAACTCGTTCTACAGCACATGATATCTTTGTTCCTTTTGGTTTAACTTGTGGTGTAGAATATTCATGACAAAATAATGTGTCATATAATAAACCTCTGTATACAATGTTTACTGAATCTCCATTATCTTCTTTAATAGCTAATAAAGGTCTGTTAATTGTAAAAATGCATATCAAGTCAATTGCAAATAATAATATTATTCCACCAACAGCCCCTAGAGCAATTTTTAACCATTTCTTCATTTACTTTCTCCTGTTTTTTTTATAAGTTTCTTTATCTTTTCTGTATTCTCTATGTATGTTTCTGTATAGCCACATTCTGGGCATACTGCACATTTTATTTTTTCGATAGCTGTTTTAAACATTCCTTTTTCCCTGACATCTATACCATAACCACCATTAGATACCATAACCGATAAATCTTCCACCATTTCAGTTTCGCATCTCAAACATTTTCTCATATAATTCCTCCAATCAATAAACAAATAATATTTATCAATTTTATTATACCATAAAAAAAGCAAATCTTATTATAGATCTGCTTGTAAAATTGTAATTTAATATTTTAATGATTCTATTATAGAAGTCATTTCATCCTTTGAAATGTTATGTCCTATAAATTGATATAAAATATCATCATACACAAAAGTTGCTGTTAATCTTTCCTCGCTCCAATCGTTTGTATATACAACAATATTAGTATTTAAATTTTCTGATTTGTATGAATTTTCTATATTTTTTTCACCTGTAGCATCAATACCTTCTTGAAAAGCTAATACATACCCTTCATCTGCATATTTATTAAGCATATTCACTGATACACTAATATACTTATTTTCATTTTCTTTATAGAAATATGGAATCCATAAATCAACTCTGCCAATAGAACCATTATCATTTAAAGATGTTCTATAATATATATCATTTGTATTATTTTCTGGAAGTTTAAGGATTGAAAATTTTAACATTTCTTCTACTTCTTTAAATGTCATTTTAGGGCTTTCTGAATTTTCTTTTACTTTTATAGCATCTGTTGGTATTTCCTTAAAATTATTATTTTCTGATATTTTTACCTCTGTACCGTTTTCTAATTTAATTGATGTACTCCAATTTTGAAAAAACTCTTTAATTTCTTTTGCATATACAACTGTAACTGATAGTAAACATACTGCTACTGCAATAGAACATACATAAGATAGTTTGAATCTTCTATGAGTTTGTTTTTGCTTATTTACTGTCATATTTAAAATATTCCTTTCTAATTTCTCGGAAACACGAACATCCGAGAAAGCATTTTTAATTTTCTTATTCATTTGTTATGCCTCCTTTAAAATTTCTTTTAATTTTTTTCTAGCACGAGATAATATACTTTGAATATTTGTTACCGATATATTTAATATCTCTGATATTTCTTTAATTTTATAATTTTCATAATAATATAGAAAAATTATAGTTCTATATTTTTTTGGTAATTGTAATATTGCCTCTAGAAGATTATTATCAGGTAAAGTAGTTGACAATGTATTTTCTTCTTTTTCTGTAAATGCAACAATCTTTTTTTTCCAAGATGATAGTAAAAAAGTTTTACATTCATTAATAGCAACTTTAACAAGCCATTTTTTTATATCTAAATCCTGATTATTCAATATATCAACATGATTATATAATTTAATAAATGTACTTTGAGTTATATCATCAGAGTCAGATATATTTTTAGTATAACTATATGCTAGTCTATATATATCATTTTTGTATAAATTAAATATTCTGATAAATTGCTTATCCAATATATCACCTCCACTGCTTTTGAAAGCTTTCACTATAATAACTAATGAAATAACAAAAATATCACACTATAATTAAAAAAGGCAAATCATTTTTTAGACTTGCACTACAAATTACTATTTATCTGTCAGTTATATTATATCATAAAAAAAGACTATTTAATTAGCCTTTTTGATTTCTGCTTTTAATTCTTTGTTTTTTATTCTGAGTCTTTTATTTTCTTCTCGTAGTCTTTTTATTTCTATTGGTTCTCCCAGCTTATTTATTATCTTGTTAAAACAGTCTTCTTTTATATCCGATTTCAAACTTTCATATTTTGATTCTAATGTATTATATTTTCTTAATAATTTTAAGTAGTCAAACATTTCTTATTCCTTTCAGATAATCGCTGTGTCTTTTAAATACTCCTCTTTCACACATGTTCATCTCTCTAGCAATAACATCCCATTTTTTTAGTTCAATGTATCGCTTATTAAATATTAGTCTTGTTTCCACATCTTTAATTTCTGTAATATAACTTTCTATTTTTATAATCTCTTCCATAGCCTGAACTTTTTTCTTTTCAAGTTTCTCTGTATATTTTTCTATCAGCATCACTTGTTTCTCGGTTGGATTTCCTACTTGGCTACTGAATGGCATTCCTGTCATTCTAGCTACTCCTGATGATTGGTTTCTTATTTCTTTTAATTTGTTTTCGATGTCTTTTATCTCTAATGTTAAATAATAATATTTAGATAGTTCCTTCTTGTTCATTCATTACCTTTACTTTTTTATTTTCTAACACATGACACATTCGGTGCATTTGATTTGCTCGATGTTTTATATTATTTATTGTGTCTTGCATTTCTTCTTCTGTATGGCAAATATAAAAACCTCCGGACTTACCACTTATACTTCCTACGATTAAATAATACTCTTTATTCTCTCGTATATTTTGTATAACTTTTCTCATTGATTTATCACTATTGATATTAAACATCTTTCTTAGTTCTTTATTTTTTATAAGATTTTCTTTTCCTATGTGGTTAGTTATTAAATAATTATATACTTTGGCTTCTACCATTTATTCTCCAATTAATAGTGGCTGTTCCTTATATTTCAATATTGGCTTATAACCGTATTCCATCATATCCTTTAATAACCATTCAGGAATAATTCCTTTTCCTACCCACATATTTGCTTTCTCATAATTTCTTGATGCATGTTCATTGTCTAATTGTTCAAATCCATTGTGAAAGTAACCATCATCATACATCTTTCTTAATAAATCTAATTCATATTTATCAACACAATTTTTGCATTCATCTTTAATATCTGATATACTCGGCATGAACTTTGATTTTCCTACGATGTTATATACTGCTTTATTTACTACCTCGTAAGGATATCCTTCCAATTCGATGCTTAATAAATTAACGAATGCTATTACATCTACTGATTTAAATTCTTTAAAGTGTCCAGGATATGCGATTTTCAATGTAGCTACTACTTTACTTAATTCTGATTGTTCCATTATATATCGCCTCCAATGTATCCATTACTTCTCCTTTGCTTTCTGGTGTATCTTTCTGATTTAAATACCATTCAAACTTTGTACCAAATAATGTTTCTGGTCTTAAATACTTTTCCCATTTAGTTCCTGTCCATTCTTGAACCTTTACATCTATTACTCTTTTAAAATCATCTAATTTAAATCCTTCTTTATATCTTGCTCTTATTAGTTGTTGAGTTTTAGTAGATGATTTTTTATAATGGGAACCTATTTTCAAGTTTAGGTAATTTACAATTTCTTCGTATGGTATCGATTTTGCCTCCGGCTCTGCTGGAGAAGAAAGATATCCTATCTTTTCCTGATCTATACTTACCTGACCTATACTTACCTTACCTATACTATCCTGTGTCAACGAGTCGTCGACGAAGTTCTCTTTTGTTTCTAAATTTAACCTATATGATTTGTTTTCATCTAATTCCAACATAGCTTTTTCCTTTTTGTATGCTGTTTCATTATAGGTGTCTTTTCTAATATAATTATGAATTCTCCAATGTTTTACTACTACGACTCCTGATTCAAATGGTATTATAAATTTTCTCAATATTAAAATATTCATATCATCTTTTGTTGCACCTATGAAGTTCATTATCTTCTTGGGAGCATTTATAAATCCATCATCATCTGCTCTCATTCCTAAATCGTAATACAGGAGCCTGGCACTCATTGGCATATCTATAAATGCATCGCTATCAATTATCGTTTTTGCAAACATTCTTCTTTCTGCCATGCTTCCTCACTTTCTCTTTTTGTTGCCGACTAAATAAATTATTATTATAGTTATACAAATAATCATTGTTATTATTACACTATCACTCATAACCGATTCTCCTATTCTTCTAAATAATTTCTACCAATTAAATTCATAAATTGTTCTCTTGTATGTGTTCTTTCATACATTTGTTGACAAATCTTCTTTAAAAACAAATCTAATTCATGACCATTTTTACCATGCACTCCGAATGTTCCCTGGTGATGTTCCTGGCATAGCCATACTTTAAAACCATGTCTTTCACTTATTGGTCTTTTAGCTTTTCCAAAGTAAATATGATGGTCATGTATGCCTATCTCTTTTCTACAGATGTAGCATCTTTTTTTACTCTGTAAAATACTCTTCATCGGTTTCTATTCCTAAATCATCAGCCCAATACTTTATTATTTCGATTAGCTGATTCATTTCTTTAGTGTTTAATTTAGAGCTTCCTAAGAAGCACTTATAGACTATCATTTCTCTTCCTTTAAATTGCTCTGGTCTAACTACCTTTACAGCTCTGAAGTTTTTCCTCAATTCATCTTCTGCTTCTTCTGGAGCTAATAGGTATGTGCTTCTTAGATTAGCTTCTTCTAATGCTGATATATATATTTCTTCTGGTTCTTGTTGCATGTCTTCATGACTTGCTATTTTTCTTATTAAAGCCCACATCATTTTATTTTGTTTTATTGTTCTTTTAGATCTAATTTCTTTTAATTCCATGACATAGGTTTTGTCTGTATCTATATCTAAGTCCATGAATAAGTTTTCTATTAATAACATCTGGCTTTTTATATTTCTAAAGATTTGTCTTACTTTAACTGTAGTTCTCATTAAAACGGTAAGTCATCATCGGTTATTTCTACACTATCTCCAAAATCTGCAAATGGATCTTCAGGCTCAGCATATTCTGGTTCTGGTCTATCTTCTCTATTGCGACTTTCTAAAAACTCAAATTCTTCTACTATCACATCATATGTATACCCTCTACTTCCATCCTCTTTGTCATAGCTTCCTGTTTGAATTCTTCCAACTATCCCAAGTCTGTTCCCTTTTTTTACATATTGACAAATTGTTTCTGCTCTTTTTTCCCATGCAACTACAGGAATAAAATCTGCATCTCTACTTTCATCATCTTTTTTGTATTTTCTATTAACAGCTAATGTAAATCTTGTATAAGCCTTTTCTGATTCTGTATATCTTAATTCTGGTTCAGCAGTTAACCTTCCAACTAATTCCACTTTATTCATTTGTTTCACCTGTTAAACATAATAAAGCAAAATCAGTAAAGTCTTCTTCTTTTAATGTAAATAAAAATTCATCTATTTTTTCCCATTCTTTTCCTGGATCATGTAATCCATCATCGATTCTTTTATCTGCTACATCTATTAAATCCCATAATTCTTTAAACTTTAAATTCACTATTTTATCTTTGTTTTCCATTTTATATTTCCCTTTCTTTCAAATAATTTTCTAATAAATTTATTGTTAATTCCTCATTTATTGGTAAGTCTATATATTTTCTTACTTTATCCCTTAAATGAAGTCCTTTTAAAAAAGTTATATCAACACCATAAGTTTGCTGATATCCTATCCTGTATAAATTTGTTTGATAGGTCACATATTCTTTATCAAATACACTTGTTCTTTTTATATCTCCTATTCCTACATTTTCTCCTTCTTTTAATATTAAATCGATTCTTCCGGCAGATACAGGTATACCTTCATAAAATAGAACAACTGGCACTTCATTTCCTATACAATTAAATTTAAATTGTTTCTTTAAAAATTTATAATTATACAATTCTTTACATTCAGCTGTATCAATATTTCTGACTTCATAATCTTCAATTGCTTGGTGTACTTTTGTACCTCGTTCAGAAGCCTTTTTTAATATTTCTTCTGATACATCTTTGTATTTGTTTCCGAATTTTATTTTTAATATTTGAGTGATGCTTGGAAGAATTACTCCATCAAATATATAGGTATGTGTTTCATCTATATATTCAAGTATTCCTCCTGCTATCTCCCAACTTTCTATCATTTTATTTTGACAGTAATGTAGGCTGATTTTTTTCCATCCATTGTTACATACTGATCATATAACTCTGGATTTTCTTCCTGGAACTTCTCTTTATTAAATTTTTCTAAATTATTTTGAGCTGATATATATGTAATTGAAAGCCCTGAGATTTCATCTAGAAGTTTAATTATGTTCTTTTGTTCCATAGCTTCTTTAATTGCTTTTTTATATGTATCCTGGATTTCTTTTAATTCTTTTATTTGCTTTTCTACTGTTATTAAACTTTGCACCATTTCCGAATCTAATAGTGCCTTATCATTAACTATTGTTATTAATTCATTCATTATTTTTCTCCCTTCTTATTCTTGATAATTTCTGATGCTTCTTCTTTTGTTAATTCTTCTATTTTTACTTTCTTTAATTTTTTCATTATTACTGATAATGATTTCTTATCATCTTTAAATAAAGTTCTAATAGTTTTATCTTGAACTGGAGAAATTGTTCCCTTTGTCACTTTTTTTGTAGATTGTTTTTGAACTGCTGGTTTCTTATTTATAGGTTTTTCATCCTCTCTCTCCGGATCATCCTTAGTTGCAACCAGAAATGTAGAAGACAAAAATCTTTTTAAGGCACCTGTTGTTGCTTTATATCCTGCTTTATCTCCTCTATCCAATCCTTCTCCTGTATGATTGCTAGATTCAGAATAACCTGTTTCTATATCAATTAATTTACATGATAATGTTACGGTTCTTCCAAATGGTTGTTTTTCAGTTCCTTCAAAGGTTCCATAATCAATTTCATTTATATAAAGCTCTATTCCGTTCTCACTAAATAATTCAGTAAATAATTCTTTATATTGTGCTTCACTAAAATATTCATAATTATCATATTCATTAACTGCTCCTTTAGGCAAAATACCTTTTTCTTTTAATGCAGTTCTAATTTTATTTTTCTTCTTTTGTAGCTTTGAATTTAGTTCTAATTCTTTTTCTGAATTAATTAACTCTCCTGTTAAGCGAATTGACTCGCTTGTTGGTAGAGTTGGCATATTTAAATCGTTATTAAACATTTGAACCTCCTGACATTAATGTGTAAACATTTATTTGTGGTTGTTCATTTGTTATTTCTTTTAAATAATTACATAATACAAATAATTGTAAAATAATTATAATTTCCGGTAATAATAGTAAAAAAGTTTTTACCCATGGTTTTAATCTATATGTTTTTTTCATTTTTATCCTCTTTCTTTTTTATCTTAACTTTTAACTTTATATTTTCTTGCTTCGCATAAAGTTCAAGAAGTTTATTTAAGAGGTCTTTTTCTTTTAACACAAAAAATCCTCCTTTATTTTGTTACTTTAGTTTGCCGACTAAATGTTATTTTTATATGTTTCAATTATTGTAATCATCTCCTTTTTTACGATGTTGTCGTAATGAAAGAACAAAAAAAATATCACACACTACCTGATACTTCTCTTTTTTTTTACTTCTTTACTACCTACTGCAACAACTACTTTTACAACTAACTGCTTCTTCTGCTGTTAATGCGACGGTTTCATAATCAACATCATACAGCTGAATAATCTTTCTGAATGTTTTTATATCCGGGGCTGTTTTAAAGTTTTCATAATTTCTTAAAGTGTCAACTGATATTCCAATTGCTCTTGCAACATCTTTAACCTTTAGATTTTTACTAACTCTAATGCCCTTTAGTGTTGCTTTCAGCACTCTAGCTCTAACCTCCTCTCTAGTATAAATATTATTACGATACTGTCGTAATGTCAATACCTTTTAAAAAGATTTTACGATATTGTCGTAAAAATTTACGTTTTTGTGTTGTAATTTTTTTTTATTTAATCTATAATGGTTTATGAGAGGAGAATAGTTATGGAAGAAGAAAAAAGAATTTTTTCTACTAATCTTAGAAAGTATATGGAATTATACGACATAGATAGAAATAAACTAGCTCAGGCTATGGATTTACCATACTCTACTATTAATGAATGGTATGTTGGTGCTGTTTATCCAAAACTTGACAGAATTTCAAAATTAGCTGAAGTCTTAGGTGTTTCTAAATCCGATTTAATTGAAGATCCAAATAGTTCTAAAATAAAAGGTATTCCTATTTTAGGGAAAATTCCAGCTGGTGTACCTATTGAAGTAGCACAGAACGAATATACTATAGATTATATTAAACCACCAAGAAACTGGAATCATGATGTTACCAATTATTTTGCTCTTTTTGTATCAGGGGATTCAATGGCAAATGATTATAACGATGGAGATATCGTAATATTCAAAAAAGATGTAGCCGAGTTTTCTGGAAGAGATTGTTGTGTATTAATAGATAATGAAGATGCCACTTTTAAAAGAGTTATCAAAACTACTGATGGTGGAATATTGCTTCAACCTTTAAACATTAACAATAGTTCTGGATTCATCCCTGTTCATTTAACATTAGAAGAATGCATTTCTAGATCTGTAAAAATTCTCGGTGTGGCAACCGATAGTTTCAAAAAAATAAATTATTAAAAAAAAGACCTACTGCTGGAACAGTAAGTCAAATTTGAAAAATCACATTTAGTCGGCAAACTAAAAAAACAAAATAAAGTTATAATGTTTTGGATTTTTCCATTATATTATAACACTATTTTCAAAATTTGAAAAGAGAGGTTATAAAAATGAATAAAAAAATACTTAGAGCAGGTATTTATATTAGGGTTTCTACTGAAGAACAAGCTAAACATGGCTACTCTATCGATAGTCAGAGAACCAGATTAAAAGAATGGTGCAAAGAACATAATTACCAAATTATAGATGTATATGCAGATGAAGGAAAGTCTGCTCGTACCAAATTAGCTAATCGTAAAGAACTCGCTCGCTTGCTTGATGATGTAAGAAATAATAAAATTGATAGAATTGTTATATGGAGACTTGATCGTTGGTTTCGTAATGTAGCTGATTATTATCGTATTCAAGATATTCTTGATAAATATAATGTTGATTGGGAATGCTCTGATGAGGATTTCAACACTTCTACTTCTAATGGTCGTTTATACTTAAATATTAAACTATCCATTGCTCAAAATGAGTCTGACCAGACTTCTGACAGAATAAAATTCAATTTTGATAACATGGTCAAAAATAAAAGACCAATTTCAGGAGCTCTTCCTGTTGGATATAAAATCGAAGGAGAAAAACAAAATAAACGAGTTGTGAAGGATCCAGAACTTTCTCAAATGGCAATTGATATGTTTGATAAATTTGAAGAGACTTTATCCCTTCATGCTACAACTCAATACCTTATAGAAAATTATCCTCAAAGACCTATCAGATATGAACGAGTAAAACACATGATTAAAAATAGTATGTATCATGGTGTATATAGAGATGTGGAGGATTATTGTGAACCTTATATTTCTAAAGAAAGGCACCAAAGGATTATAGATATAATTAAAAAAAATCAACGAGTTAATGTTCCTTCTGGTTTTAAATTTAAATTTTCAGGTCTAATTTGGTGCTATGATTGCCACCTACGAATGGCTGGTTCTTCTGCTGGAAGAATGCATGCCGATGGAAGTCGTTTTAGATTCGGAATGTACAAATGTAATAACCACTACTTAGATAGTCGCTGTACTAACAATCATGTCGTTAATGAAAATAAACTTGAAAAATGGCTAATAGACAATTTTTTAATAAAGTTAAATGAATATGTGGTTTCTATTGAAACTTTAGAAGAAAAAAGTGGCAATGAAAACTTACAAAAAAGAATTAGTTATTACAAATCAAAAATGACTAGACTTAATGATTTATACATTGATGGTAGAATATCAAGAGAAAAATATGAAGCTGATTATGATGAGGCTCAATCCAAATTGAATGCTCTTAACGAAGATGCTTCGGTTAGCATTAATCCTGATAATATAAAAAAATATAAACAACTCATTGAATCATCTACTGTTATAGATATTTATAACAAGTTAGATCCAGAGAACAAATTGGCTTTCTGGGGCGAATACATTGACCATATCGAGCAGGATCCGGATAATCCCTGCGACAACTGGATTGTTTTTTTTAAGTAATTCGACTTACTAACCACATACCTCCATGAGTTATTATTAA